TCGCGAGTACGCTGGAGAAGGATGAGGTTTGCCGGGTGTGGTTCAAGACCGCGACCCGCAAAAACCAGATCGTGGCCGTGCTCGAGACCTACTACGGGCAGGCCGACCTCAGCAAGATCCAGATCGTCGTCTATCACTAAAAGAAAAGCCCCCAGAACGGGGGCTTCGCTTGCTAGGGTGGGCTGGGACTTAGTAGGCGACGATGACGTACTTTATGAGATCCGACGCTGTGATGGTCAACGCGGCCGACGTGCAGGTGTAGGTCGTATACACACCATTCACCGCGGTCGCCGCGGCGTAGGTACCCACATAGACCGCCGGATGCGTTTCGTCGAGTAAAAAGCAGACGGCGCCATTCGGTGCAGTCGAGCTATTCGTCGCGTTCTTACCGTCATTCAAGCCGTCCGACACAACGAGCGAAGACACCGCACCCGTGAGGATGAGCGTCAGCGTGGTGCAGACAGTCGTGGTGACCTGGCCGGCAGTCGAACCGCCAACCGCAGCACCAATCACGCCCGAGGAACAGGTGCCCGAAGTCGTCGGGACCGGCCCACCAGAAGTGACAAGGCCATTGAGACCATTCGAGTTCGTTTGCTGGCTATAGCCGGCGGAGTACGAGTTCGGGTTGGTCGTTGCGAGAGCCGAACCGGCGACGGCGATGCCGACGGCGAGAGCGGCCAAATAACGTAGAAAGTTCTTCATTGCAGTTTCCTTAAGGATTGAGAATTGATAACACAGGTCTCGAGAACCCAGGGGGATTCTATATCGGTCTGGACTTGGCGTCTAGGTCCCCTTCCGCCCGGTTCGCATGACGGCTCCGGACGCGCCAGTTCGACGCTTGGTTGGAACCGCCCGAGGCCAGAGGTTTGCGGTGATCAACGTCGACCCCGTCCCCTTTGTGGACTTTGCCGGCTTTCTCGAGCTGGTAGCGCGCTTTGTTGCGTTCTTCGCGCTTCTTGATCTCGACGGGACGCTCTTGGTTTCGCTCGACGTAGACTGGGTTGTGACCACCGGACATTGCTGCTCTCCTCGATTAACTCTGGGGGGCCGGTTGTCGTTGAACTGCGGTGACCCCATGACATCCAGTATCATAGCAAGACACGCCGCGGCGTGCTTGACGTGATGCACATGGCTGTCTGGAGCGCAATCGTCCAGGTCGATCCGGTCCCACCAGTCGTCCAGGTGCCGCTTGCAGGCGGCGAAATACACGCTGGCCGAGATCATCTTCTCCCGCCAGTTGTAGGCCCCGTATTTGGCTGCGCCGTTCGCGAAGGCCTCTGCCGCACCGCGCTCGAGCGCCGGCGGGCAGAGATCGATCGGGGTCTTGAGCGCCCCCATGGCCGTCTTGGGGTTGTTGTCGGGATAGCCGTTCATTTTGACACCCAATACGTAGCCAAGTCGACAAGGACAAAACTGGCGAACATGGCCGCCATTGGCCAAGTACCCGTGACAACGTAGGCCGCGGTCACACCGAAATCGAGGGCCGCCTTGATGAGGATGATTCCGCTAGCGAAGCCCACGAGTCCGCCTCCGGATATCATGCATACGAGTCATGAAGCGCTCGCGTGCGTTTTCGGGAGACCAGCAAGCCACCATGTACGTCGCTTTCTTCGCGGCCAGGATCACTTCGTCCGACATGCCGGTGAAGTTCTCGCCCTTGTTCGGCATCAACTCGCGCGCCTCGAGCAAGAGCGCGATCCCGTCGGCCTTCATGCAGCCCTCGCTCATGGCTTCCGGTAGCCCATAGTTCTTGCGCAGTGAAATATCTAGCGCTTTGTCGAGTGCCTTGTAGTCCTTGAGTAGGATCTTGGCGGGGCGCGCGATGTCCGCGAGCACCGACTCCACACCATCATGCAGCAACCCCTCCATCGGATCACCCAACCCCTGGTCTTCCATGATGCGAGAGACAAGGACCGAGTGCTCGGCGACAGAGTAGAACTTGCGGCAGTGACCGGTGAACCGGCAGATCATGGACAGCGAGTGCGCGATCGCACCGATATCCCAGGTGGGGGCATTATAATAAAACCGGCCGCCAGTGATGAGTTCGATCCAGGGCTCCATTTTGTCGTCATCGATGAACTTCTTCGTCTTGAGCGGGGGCATCTCAATAGCGGGTGCCTGCTCAGTGAATGAGACCTTTACAGCTTTCATAGAATCTCCGTTGGTTGAATCAATACGGGATGAAGATCCCGCGGGCGACTTCGCCCTTTTCTTTGTGATACGTCATGGAAGTTGCCTGGCGCTTGGAGAGCCAGCCACCGCGCGCCGCATATGCGTCGGACGCCGCTAGTGTGGGGTGCTGGATCACCTTCATGCCGGGATGCTCCTTCTCCTCGACGTGATGCTTGTGACCCGTATGAACATAGACGAATGGACAAGTTCCCCACTCCTCGCGGAATTTTGCGGCGAAGATCTGCGGGAGCGCCGTGAGCTTGGCCAGGTGGCCGTGGTAAAAGCCGATCAGGTTCTTACCCCACTTCATCGCCACGTAGGGATTTGGCGACATGCCGACCGTCACGCGTGGGTTATTGAGGTAGAGTTGCGCGAACATGACGCGCAGCCACACACTTCCCGCGGGATCGTGATTCCCTTCCGCCATGAATACCTGGACGGTGGCATGCTTCGTGAGTGCGTGCTCGATCACCCGGCGCAGGATCCGCACCGCGACCTCAACCATCTTCTGGTAGCGTGAATCCGCGTCCAGGATGTGGTGATTGGTGGGGGTCATCGGCTGCAGGGAGTCGAAGTGCAAGAAGTCGCCAAGCTGGTTGATGACGCCAACCGCGGAGGCCGGCGCCGCGTTGACCATCTGTATAAACGTACCTACAAGACAATTCTCTGCGATCTTCAGATCCCAGTCCTCGCCTGATTCTTTATCCCATGCGAGCATGCCGACATGCGCGTCGGTTAGAGTATAGAGGGTGAGTAGGTCAGCCTCCATCAGGGTGGGAGCCGGGATATTTGGCAGTGGTGGCAGCACGTCGCACATGGCCTGGAGTGCCGCGCGGCGCGCTTCCTCAATCAGTTTCTGGTCCGCGTCCGTCTTGATCCACTGCAGCTTGACTTCGCCATCCTTACCTACGAGTGTGGATGTGCCCTTGAGCTTGTAACCCTCGCCGGCGCTCGCCGGCTCCGCGCCTTGTAGGCGTTGCGTGCCTGCAATGAAGCCGCGCCGCATCGCTGCGTCGTGGCGTGATTGCAGGGTGGTGCGGGCGATCCCCAGGAAGCGGGCGGCCGCGGCCATTGATCCATGCGTGTTGACCACATCGATCGCTTGCTGGAGAACATCGTCAGGAGTCGGTATAGATGCCATAGATCCTCAGACGCTTTTGTTGTAGGGGTAGTGCTGGGTGCTCAGAATCCGGATGTTCTTCACTAGTGACACTCCGGCAAGCTGAACAGAAATAATTTCGACGCCGTACTTCCAGCCCTTATTACGGCAGACCTTCGTGAGCTTGTCCAGTGTCTCACTCTTGCTGAGATCCGCCCAGTTCGAGAGCGTGAGCTCCTGGCCGATCATACCGAGACAGGCGTCCTTGATGGCGTCCTCGACATCCCAAACCTTCATTAGGGCCGTCTGGATGTCGTGGATCTTGTGCGTGACGACCACTTCGAAGCCGACCTGTTTGCCGTCTGCTGTGGTCGTCGCAAGCGCGCCCAGGTTGGTCGTGCGGATGGCCGTGCACTCCCACTGGAAGTGGTCAATGTTCATGGGGAGCCTGAAGAATAGGCCGGGCCCACATACACGGAGAACTTTCCCTAGACGTATGTGGACAGCTGCCTCATTCGGACCGAACACTGCCCAGAATTTAAAAAGGTCAGCGAACTGAATAAGGAAATCAATCAGCTTATCGAGCATTTACTTCGGCTTGATGGCTGCGTTGGCAATCCGAATCGCCTTACCCTCATCGCCAGTACGCTTGAGTACCGATGTCGCAATCGCTGCGGCCTTTGTGCCTTTCGCACCAACAGCCTTCTTGTTGTGCTTCTTGAATGTATCTTTGGTCCAGGGCATTGCAATCTCCTATTGAGTGTTGTACATCGAACCGGCGGCAGTGATCTCGGGGACCTGCTTGTTCCGCACCTTGGCGCCATAGATCTGCAGCTCGCGCTGCTGCTCGGCACGCATAACCTGCGCCCGCCGAAGGTCGGAGTATGCCAGGCGAAAGCCCGGATGCGCTTGATTGAACTGGTTCACCTTCTGCTGGACATCGCCGCGCGCATTTGGTTCCGCGGAAATGTACTCCTGGATCAAAGATTTTCGCTGGTCCGTCAGGGCGCCCTGCAGGTTGCGCTCCGCTGTGTTGCGCTCCTGCACCTCGGTGACCGCTTCGGGGCGGAAGCCTAATGACTGCGCGAACAACTGCGGGCCAGTCAGCTTATCCGCGGGGATCAGTGCCGAGCCGGCATTGTTGACTACGCCCTGCTGGCTCATCGCGCCGGCCTTCACGAGATCACGGATGATGTGCGGCGACATGCCCTGGATCCCGCCGACTGGATCACCGCCAAGGAACTTCTTGCCAGCATCCCAGAAATTCTCCCCGACATTCAGCCACGGCCCCCCAAATGTTTCAAGAAGGCTGCCAAGGGTCGAGGCGTCGGAGTCGGTTCGGAGATGGAATTGATAAGTGGACCCGAGAGCCATTCGCTGAGACAGATCCACGCCGAGAGCACTAGGAAGACCCTTAGAAGCAACTTCGCCCAGTTCAGTTCCAAAGAGCTCATTCATTACTCCGCGTAGTTCATGATCATAGGTGTCGCCCGAGAGCGCGCTGGCGACGGTGTAGGGCTGGTCCGTGAGTCCCATCGCAGAGGCTCCCGCCATCAGGGCACCCAATGCCCACTTGATGGGTTGAATGGTCGCACCAACGGCACCGGCCGCCAGAAGGTGCGTAGCGAGAACGCCCGTAAGCGTCTTAAGTCCGATCGCTCTCTCCGCTGGCGATTTGCCTTTTAGGGCGGCCAAGCCAGAGGAAATCATCGCGCCATATACCTGCTGCGGGTACTTCATAAATTGAAACATCAGCGGCCGCATGCCGCCGGTGAGGCCATTCGCCTGCGCCATGAACAGGCGCGGCGTGTTGCCATAGGAGTAGTCGTTGTGCGTGACGTTGATCGCCTCCGAGGCGTGGTCAACTGCCTGCGCTTCCGTCATGCCGTCCCGTAGTCCGAGCTCGCGCGCGGCGATGGCGGTCATTACGCGGTTATTCACTTCGATCAAGTGGAGCATGACGCGGCTCGCGTCGAGTACGCGCGCGGAGAGCCCCGTGGATTTACCCTTGGAGATATCCGAGAGCTCGGTGGCCATCGAGAGGTCGATGAGGTTGTTGTCGCGCAGGTGCTGGATCATGGCCTGGATGGGTTTGGCATCTGCGCCACCGGCCTGGCCGATGTGGTTAATCACCTGGTCGGTCACGGTGAAGGACTTCTCCGCCGCTGCGCGGCTAAACAGTGCTTTGATGCCGAGACCCGACTCCGCCGTCTCGCGTACGAGCGGGGAGGCAATCCTCGCCTGGGCGCGGCCGAGCGCGGCGACTGAATCTGAGAAGCCGTGCCGCGCGCCGAGCCACGGAGCCGACAGTACGTAAGGCTGGGCGCCGCGGACGAACCAGTGCGACGGCGAGGTGAGCATCATGAACTGCGTAAGACTTGTACCCTTGCGCACAAGATCCGATACCTGGTAAGGGTTCCGGGAGATTTGGTCTCGCAGTGCCAGCTCTCGAGCAAACTCTCCCATGCGGACAGCTGAGACCTGGGACTCATCACGATGAGTCGACACAGCGCGCTGAACCTCTCCTTGGGCATTTGCGAGATGGCGTCCATACTTAAGCTGTGACAAGTAATAAGACTGCGAACGGCCATACTGCGTGAAAGATCGATGCTGGTTTTCAATGTTGACGCCGCGGACGTTGGAGCGCGCGAGCTCTCTCTTTCGGAAAGATGCTTCACCGAGCGAGCGAAGGTAGAAATCTTTAACTGCAATTTGCGCTGCAGGGTTGGTGTCAAGTTCGCGGAGGATACGGTCAAGCGCACTACCTGTGGCAATGCCGCTCGGCTCTTTATAGAGATCTGCCTTGAGCTGAACAGGGGACGTATTTTCCTCGCCATATTGCGCTGCCATCTCGCGTTGGTGCTGGTTCGCTTCACTCTTGCTCTCCGCCATCCGGACTTCCTTTTCGACAACGCCCACGCGATAAGTTCCATCTTCCGTCTTGCGAACGGAAACGGCCAGTGTCGGATCATCCGCGCGCCGCCCCCGCATGTAGGCCTGGGCGGCCTCGGACGTATCGAATTCCTTGGACGCGAGTGCACGTTTGGAGGTCACGACATAGTCGCCGTTGCGCATCAACGGGAAGTAGGGGCCCTTGCGGTCGGTGATGTTGCCGATTTTGGCGAGCATATCCTGGGAGGCGCCCGACAACTTATCTCCAAACTCTCGTTGCAAACCCTCCTGGGTGTCGAGGCCTAGCTTCTGGATGGATGCGGCGTCGTACTTGGCATCGAAATCCCTGGGTGACATGGCCGCGTCCTCACCTTTGGTGAGCATGGCATGCAGGCCGTTTAGGACGATCTGGTCCGTGCTGGCGCGCTGCTCCGCGGCGTAATATGCCTTCATCGTCGAGTAGTGCTCCTTCAGGGGAGCAGGCAGCGTTGCAAAATCACTTCGCGCAGCGTCCGCACGGCCAACATTCGCACCCGCCACGTGGCTGTTGGACTCGTGGCCAGCCGGTAGATCAGCGTGGAATCCATATAACGTAGAGTCGTGCATGATTCGGGATAATTTTGCCGCGTTATCGATGCCATGGGTGTCCTCCAGATTGGACCACGTATTCGACAATTTGCCGACGTGCTCCATCGACTTCGCGTTGTCCGCGGCCCGCTTGAAATAGGTGTCCCAGTATCGCTTGTACGGATTGCCGTTGGGACCCTCGAAATATTTGGAGAATTGTCCGCTCTGCTGGCGCGGGGTCATGGCTGAGAGGCCAAACTGTCCGGCGCCGTGGGTCGCATTCTCAGCGAGATTGCGCATGGTCTGCGTATCGATGCCGAGGGATTTTGTAATGCGGTCGATCCCGTTGCCGACGTGCGCGCCCTCGGCGTCGTGCTCGAGGTTCATCCCGGGGAGGGCCTTCGTGCCGGGGGTGGTGGCATACTGCTTGCCTTTGAAGATATTGCCATGCTCCCGCATGATTGCATCGAGTGCGCTGAAATGCTTGTCGGTGGACTTGAAGCCGAGGATGTCAGCCACGATGCTCTTGAAGCGGCCCCACACCGTCTCGTTGACGTTCGGTACCTTCACGGTGTCGAGGAAAGCCTTGAACTCATCATTGCTGTAAGCCTCGGCGACCATTTCGTGTATGTCATTGGTCCTCGACCCGTAGTGCAGTTGTGCCTCCGCACGTTGCTTCACGAGCGAAAGCAAAGCCTCGAGCCGTTGCCGCACCACCGGATTGGCGTCGATCGCACGGCTCGTTGCGACGTGTAGGAGTTCATGTCCAAGAGTGTGGATGAGCTGGAACTCGGGCGACTGACCCTTGGCGCGTAGGGCCTCGTGCGCATCGCGGTTGATATGGATGTTGGGAGCGTCGGGAGCCCATTTCGTGGTGCCTAGGACGTGCGGCTTCATGCCCTCGCCGTAGCCGACGAGGCTGTGAGCGTCCGTCACATGCTGCAGCGCGGTGAATAGGCGGTGCACTGGGGAGCCCTCCGGGAACTGGCGTAATACTTCCCGTATTACAACGCCGGCACGCACGGGGCCGTTCTCGAAGTGGTCCGCGATCGCCTTGGCTGCGCCGGTGAAGGCGGTTGGCTTCTGCGGATAGCCCAGCGCGCTGCGCAGGTGCTCGAGGTTCTGCTCCTCAGGAGGCGTCTCCGCGCGCGGCGGGTTGAGCGCCTCACCGGTATAGCCCAGACCCAGCTCCTCGTTGTGCGCTAGGCGCTGCGGGTTGGCGCCGCTCGCGCGCAGGTTTTGCCGTTTGAGCTCAGTATTGTAGGCATCGATCAGGTACTGCGCGCGGTCCGCGGGGGACTTGTCGGTCAGGAGCTTGATGTGTGCGTTGAACTGCTTCGCCGCGGCCATGGCCTCAGCGCCCTTCATGCTGCCGTCGCGTAGCGCACGGCCATACTGCAGGATCTGCCGCATGTAACTGCGCGCCAGCACAGGGTTACCCTCGACGTCCTCACGGCCGACCTTGCCCAGCTCGGCAATTGCCTTCTCGCCCTTCTTTACCGAGATCGTGATGTCCTTCTTCAACCCTGTCCGCATAGCCTCGCGCGCCTTGCGGTCCTGGGTGTTCATCTCCATCTCGCGCTGCGACTCGACGGTAGCCATCAAGTTCTCAGGATCGAAGGTCTTGTAGCCAACGATCTTCTTCTGGAACTTGGAGCGCGCGGAGTTCTTCTGCGACTCGCGCTCGGTCAGCGCACGACGCGGCGAGACCGCCATCTTGTCGGACTTGGCATTGGAGAACCCGCGGGCCTCATAAGAGAGACGCTCGCGGTTGTAGCGATTGATCAGTTTCTCCATCTCGGAGCGGGTCTTCCCGTACTCGGCGCGTATCTGCTCAGGCGATCGGCCGACTTCTTCCTTGCCGGCGAAATGCTGGACAGCCTGGTCAAAATGCGGCTGCAGTTCGTCCCGCGTCATAGTGCGCAAACTCGCGCGTGAGGCCGCGGGCTCAGGCTCCATAGCCGTCGGTTCTATCCGCTCGAGGGGCCGGACGTATTGTCGTCCAACTGCTCGCTTATTTTCAGCGAACTCTCGGACGCCTTCGGGGGAGACTCGTACGGCCGCCCGAGCAACTTGTTCAGCTCGGGTCTCGTGGGGGTTGGTCTTGAGGAATGTCGCAATGCGGCGCTCGGCCATATCCAGGCCTGCTTGAGCTTTTGCCACATCTTCCGCGCTGTGCGCGGTATTACGCATGACTCGCATCCCAGCAAGTTCGTGATCGAGGCCTTCATACTGTCGCTGAGCGACTTCAGAACGAAAGTCAATATCTCGCGGATCAGGAGCCCCAATACCACGCCATGCCCTACCTGCAACTTCATTGTGAACCCTCTGTGCTTCCGCGGTTATGCGACGCGCCGCTTCCTCACGATCGATCGCAGGTGACTCATTACCAGTAGCCAAGTCACGTGCAGCAGCAGCACGCGCACGTAAAGCTGTAGCCCGATCTGGGATCGTTTCAGTCGCTCTGGATACTTCACGTGCGGTCCCCTGTTCAGCTTGCGCACGTTGTTGTACCTCATTCTCGCGACCTGTCAAGGCGGCCCGCCGCAAAACTTCGGCAGGCCCCGGCGCTACGTTCTTTTCACCAGTAGCGTGCTCAATAACTTCCTCAGGCGTGCCCACCTTGTTGTCACGGAGCTGGGTAAGCTCGGTGGCGGCGGCCTGATCTTTGGCAATGAGGGTTCCGCCTTTTCCATCAAAATTGACCAGAGGTACCGCCGCATCTCCCGCTTGGTCGCGAACGCGGTCCAGTAAACCTGATTGTCGGAGCGACGCCACAGTATCCCCCGGGAGGAACACGCCAGTACGCGCGCTTTGTGAACTCTGTAGGTCATGCAGCTGGCCCTCGATATCGGTGAAGGGCCGGGCACCGGGCGCCTCGGGGTTACCTTGGATCGTAGGGCGGTTTCCCACCGTGGTCAATTGCCCGGGAACGGGCTGGTCACGGAGTAGGTCGGGCTGATTCCAGTCTTGCGGCGCGGCCGCGCGCTGACGCAACTCATCGGCGACCGTGCGCGGCGGCTCGGCCACCGGCGGCATTTGGGGTCCCCCGCGCGCTCGCGTCCGCAAAGGGAGGTTAAGCTGTGCGGGCGCTGGAATGGGCGGTGTGGGACCCGGGCGCGGGGGATTCATCTCGCCGCCACGGAGATCCAAATTCCCCTGCGGGCCGTTCGGTTCCTGCATGCCATTAGGCACCGGCGGGGGCTGCTCGGGCGGCTGGGCACCTTCATAGTGTGCGCGTATCGCCGCGGCGAGGTCTGGTCGGCCAAACATCTCGCTCTGCTGCGGCGGATGCTCGAGTGGTAATTCACCCTGTTGAGGAGCAGGTGGTGGGAAATCGAACCCCATCTGGCCGCCGGCACCGGGCTGCGGCGCAGCCGGGCGCGGCCCTTGCTCTAGCGGACCGAGCTGCCCTTGTTGGGGCGGCTGTTCCTGGCGCGTACCGTAGTCAAATTCGGCCTGCTGGGGAGCAGTGACGTGATTCTCGGTCGCCGCACCGGTCGCCTTATTCTCTGGCGTGTTTGCCATCGTCGCATGAAGTTCAGGTGCTGTGCCCAGCTCGGGCGTCTTCTCGGGGTGCAGCGGACCACTGCGGCCGTGGAACGCGGCAAGTCCCGCGCCCAGGGCACCCTGCGACACGCCGGCCTCGACGCCGGCTCGAGCGGCGCCGACGAGATCCGGCGCGCGGCCGCTGTCGTAAACGTGCGCGGCGGTCTCGCTTGCAACATAGTTGGTCGCACCGACACCGGCACCCTGCGCAAACTGATCGGCGAAGCCCATACCAGCGCGCTTCATAAGGCCGGCACCTGCTTCACCTGTCAGAACGGGTGTTAGGAACCGTCCCGCCAATGTGGCAATCGCACCGGAGACCAACCCGCCGACGACCGGCGCGTAGCGCTGGGCCTGCTGGGTGAGCTCCTGTCGCGCGGCCTGCGGATCCATGCCCTTGTCGAGCAACTGCGCGAACATTGGCGACTGCTGGCGCAGTGTGTTGTCATCACGCGCGCCGATTTCCTGTTCAATGTTGTTCGAAATCGCACCGATCGATAACCCCGTCTGCGTGGCTCCAACGTACGCGAGCGCACGGTTGACCATGCCGGCCTTCGCCATAACACCCATCGGGAGTAGCATCGTGAGCGTGGAGGGGGCCGCGTTGGCCATCTGCAGGACCAGTGCATGCGTGAAGTCATGGGCACCTCCCTGCCAGATCGTCTGATGCGGGTCAAGCGATGTCCACTGCCGCGCCATGAGGTCAGTATCCTGCGGCGTCATGGACGCCTTCCAGTCCTCAGCGGCATTCCCAATGGTCCGGTTGACCTGGCTTAAGCCCTGGGAAATAGCGGAATTAGGGGCGATTTGATTGCCTGCCCAGGCGCCGAGTCCAGTGACCTGGTGCGCGAGCTCGCCGGCACCACCGACAAGCGCGTGACCTGCGCCGCCGAAAATACCCTCTTTCGGAGGAGCAGTCTTCCAGGGCGCGTCGGCGAAGAAATTCGTGACAACATGGGGATCTACCGGCGGCGAACCGAGAGCGCCCGGCCGCGGCGCGACGGGGGACTCCTGGAGCATCTCATTGGCTTGCTGCCGGACGTTCTGGATGGTCTGGGGTTGCAGGCGCTGCGGTTCGTCGACAGGAACGTCGGGGAGCTGCAGCGTTGGATTCAGCGCCACTGGTTACCCCCCGCCGAGGGCCCAATACGCACGCATCGGATCATCGTTGCGATTGGGGACCGGGGTGTTCTGTGTCGTGTTCTGGCCGGCCTGCGGGAGATGAATGCCCTTCATCCTGAAGTACTCCTCACGCTGCTCCGGAGTGACGCCCGGCGCATATGCTGCTCCGATCTCGCCGATGATCTGATCCTGCAGCGCGTGATCATGCGTGGGATTCATCTGGAGCTCGAGCTGTGCGGCGGCATCCAAGGCTTGCGGATCCTGGACTCCGTACGACTGGAGTCCTTGCCTGAACTGATCCTGCTGAGCCGGATGGAGCCGAGCAAGAGCACTGTCGGCCCGTATCTGCGCGGTGGCAAGTGTCGTCGCATTCTTATCACCATAGTACTGACCCTGCAGTTGGAGTTTTCCAGCCGTCGCCTGCTCGACCGGTATCTGGCCTTTGGTGAGGTGCGCCGTCTCATTGGCAGAAGCCTGCATTCGAAGCCCTTCGTTGATGAAGTTCTCCGGGTTCGAGAAGTGAGTCATGATGCCATGCACAGCCTGCTGGTCGAGGCGAACCGCACCGTTCTGCACCGGCTGACCGGTCTGCTCATTAACACCGAAACCGACGATATTGCCATCGGAGCCGATGCCGAAATGCATGTCATGCCCGGTCGGGAAATAGTTGTATGCAGTCTTGTAGGCTGCCATGGCACCCTGCTTGTTGCCAGACGCGTCGAGTGCCGCGCCCTGGCGCATGTAGTCCATGAAATTGTCGTGCTGCATGCCAGTAATGGATGCATTGGCCTCACGCGAGGCGTTCGGATTACCGTTGGCAGCGAGTTGCAGGGCGGTCGCACGCTCGAGCATCTGCCAGTCCTGGGTAGTCGTGGTGGGGATCTTGGTATGGTCAATCTGCACCTGGGAGAAGTCAATCTTGTCGGGCGATGGGGGACCCTGCATTTCAGGCTGTGCACCTGCATGCGCCGGCGCAGTGCCGCCGCCAGATACCAGATGGTCCGCATTCACGGCGTCTACAAGATTCTGACCCCGTTGCTCAGCTCCGGGGACGGGAGCAGGAGGACCCGCAGCAAAGGGATCCTCTTGATAGCCTCCGCCGCGTAACTTGGCGTTCGCAGCCGTACGATCGGCTTCATATGGCAGTTGCCCAGGAGTTGCGGTGCGCGGCGGCAATACGCCCTCCGCACCAGCAGACGTAGCCGCGGAAGCCAGGCTACTCTGCGGCGGGCTCTGGCCCTTCCCGGGGGAAGGCGGCGCCTGCGTTCCCGGGGGCGTCATGCCAGCGTACTCGGGCTGCTGAGCATTCCACTGCGAGAGGTCGCTCATGGCGCTGGGATCTTCATGCGGCGGCAATTTCATGCCGGTGGGCGTCGGGACGGGATCACCGCCATCGGCGAAGCGCTTGATTGTTTTCCCTAGTCGCCCGCGCTGGCCATCATTGCTGACGTCCTGCTCGAGTGAACGGGGAGCCGGTTTTGGTTCCGGGGCGGCTCCCGGCTGGAGTTTTGGGAGGGCTGGCATACCCCCATCCTTCCACTTGCTCATTGTCTCAGCGAGCCGCGCGCGTTGGGCCGTCTTGCCGCCGCCCTGCTCCGCCGCCTTGATCTTGGACTTGGGGATCTTCTCACCTTGGGGCACACCCAAGTCGCGATGGAGCGCGCCGGGCTTCTTGATTGCCTTGCCGATCCACTTCTTAGGCTTACCTGCTTCGCCGCCGTCCGCATCAGCCTCGATCGCGTGGTACTCGGCCGTGGGCATTCCGGCGGTCACTGCCGTACCGGCGTCCGCTGCACCGCCATCGGCAAACGATAGGTTTGGATCCTGGTTGCTGGGGCTCGGCTCGGTGTTGCGCGGCGGACCTTCATCCGCACCGCCCGTCGCCGGGGGCTGCGGCATGTTGGTCTGCGCGACCTGCTTCTCACCCTGTGTTGGCTTGGCCAGATTGCCCGGCTTCGCCTTACGGGCCTTCAGACCCTTGCGGCCTGGGATCGCGCCACCCTCAGCAAAGGAACTACCCTGCGTCTGCGGGAGGGGCATCGGACCGGTCGCACCGGGAGGACCCGCGGTACCATTCGAGGAAGTCGGGCTGGGCCGACTCATGGCCACGTTGGAGCCTTGAGGAGTCGTGGATTGCGCGGCGGGGCCCGCGGCATGCGCATTCGGCGGTCCCGACTGTGCGGCAGCGGGATTCGTCTGACCCTGCTGGCCACCGAATACCTTCTGATAGGTCTGATGCGCCGTCTGGAGCATGTTGCTGATACGCTCGCGTACGGGATCAAACACACTGCCGGTCTGGGCCTGGAAGTGCTGAGCCTGCGCGGCGTCGGGGTTCTGCTTATTGTAAAAATCCACGTTCTGATTATAGAGCCCCTGGTTGCCCTGGTTCTGCAACTGCTGCTTCTGCAGAAGCTGCTGATTCTGCTGGTTCGCCAGATATTTGGCCTGCAGTTCCTGGTCATTATTCAGTCCCTGGATGGCACCCTGCCCAAAGGCCCCGACGTTGCCGGAATTAAGTTTACCGCTGAAAATGCCCATTTTGGCCTCCCATCATCTGTTGCCGCTGTTGCTGCGCCGGTACGTGGTACCGCTGGAGTAGTTTGTCGAAAAATTCCTTGCCTTTCGCATGGACGACGTCCGCCGGGATGATGTACTCGCCGACCGACACCTTCGCATGAACCTGATCGTCGATGCCAGTACCATCACTCATGCCATGTTGGATCATACCAGGACCGGGCGAGCCACCATTGGCAGCTATCCAGGGACCTGGCATATTCATGGTTGGGGGCACGCGCGGCTGGCCGCCGTCCGCGGCAACCGACATCGGCTGCGGGATACCGATCTGCGGCGGGACACCCTGCGAGCGCTGGACCGCCGGGTTGCCAAAATCTGGACGCTTGCGTTGCGGGATCGCGCCGCCATTGGCCGCGGCGAGGAGTGCCGGCGCAGCCTCAGCAGCAACTGCCGCAATTTCGGGGGCGGCTGCGGCAAGTGCAGTACCAGCGGCATCTGCCGCGGCACCTGTACCCGCGGCCGCGGCGACATCACCGGCGGCGGCACCAGCAGCGGGAGCTGCAGCTGCGGCGGCGTCACCTGCGGCGGCACCTGCGGCGGGAGCGACGGTGTCACCTGCACCCATAGCACTATCCGCGGCGCCGTTCTGGCTGCCCACGGATGACATAAGATTCTGGATCTCCGGATCCTGGTTCACATTCGCCATGGTCTGCGGCAGCATCGAGTTGTCCTGGGCATTCGCGATGTTGCCCCCGATATTCTGACCCTGCCGGTAGCCCAGCATGGCGGCACTCATCGGGTTCGATTGGCCTCCGCCACCCCCGCCGCCACCGCTTCCGCTTCCGCTACTGGAGGGCGCTTGGTAGCTGGGTCCAATAGCCGGGCCGCCCGCAGGAAGGGGGACCATTCCCGCACTGCCACCGTTGGCGTACCGGCCGCGGATCGCGCCGCCGTCCGCCGCGCCGACCACCATACCCAGGCCCTGACCGGCCATGTTCATGAGCGCGTTGGCATTAGCCTGGTTGGCACCATAGGCCGTCATCTGGTTGCCGAAGGTCTGGTTGGCGATATTCGCCTCCGTTCCGTAGCCCGTGAGGCCCGTATTCATCATCTGAGAAGGAGCCGAGAGTGCGCCCGAGCTCGTCGAAGTCGTCTGGTTGCCGATACCGGCCACGGTCTGCCCGGTCGCATTGGCACCGGCGCCGTAGCCCTGACCGACCTGTGAGCCCATCATGTTCTGGCTGAGCGCGTTCGACACGAGGCCCATACCCGTGAGCTGGCGCTGCTGCCCGGCCTGGTAGCCAGCGTTGCCGACAGCGCCCGCCTGCTGCAGGTTGGCGTTCAAATTGAGTGCGCCCGACTTCATCTGGCTGGGGTCCACGCCATAAGAGCCGAGCTGCTGCATGTTGTTCGTGCGCGCGGCGCTGTAGGCCTGCCCAGTCGCCGCGGCAGCGCCCGCCTGCGCGGTATTCATGCCCCCGGCATTGCCGTAATTCTGCGCCGTCGTAAGTTGGTTGCCGAGCCCACCGAGCGTCTGCCCGTACATGCCCGCGCCGGCCGCATTGGCCCCGGTGTCTGTACCTACCTGTGGGGTAAGTGAACCTTGGAGACCGCTAGCTACAGCGCCATTATTTGCGGCCTGCCCTTGTGCCCAACCGAGCTGCGAGGCGCCAGCCGCCGCACCAGCCGCACCAATATTGCCCGCCGCACTCTGTTCAGCAGAGGTGTTGGGAGCGATGGGTACGGTGCCGCCGCCGCCGAGGCACATTAGAGTGCCTTCGAGTAGGCGACGCCGAGGGGCTTAAAGCCTTCATCTTCCAGGAGTACACCGACATTGGCTCCGCCGCTGGGCTTCCTAGAAGACATGATGAAATAGTCCACGCCGAGCTCCTTAAGCCTTTTTTCGCTGTACTTGAGGAGTCGCCGAGCCAATCCTGACCCGCGGTATTCCGGCACGATGTAGTAACCGTCATCGCTCGCGACCAAACTCGAGTCATGGGCGCTAGGTGTGACGTAGACGATAAGATAAGCTATTAGCTGTTGGGAATCAACCAATCGGGCGCCGAAGCAGACCACACTGCCGGCCGCCTCGCAGGCGATGAAATGCGGGTAATTGACATTCACCGTGTGGTGCTTGTACGCCGGCTCGGTCTCGAAATAATGGGCAACGCGCAAGGGCCGCAGTTCTTCAACGCAATCCTTAATAAGGACCGTCTGAATCTCGAAGCTCTTAAGGATTTTCGGAGTCATTTCCCGGTCAACCCGTCGCGGTCCGCCATGCAGGCGCTCAGTGCGTTTTGATCGTCACGGAGGGATCCGGCAAGATCAAGAGCCACTTGCTCCAAGCTGCTAAGGCTGCGTTCGACTCCGTTATCGCCTGGAGTTCCCGCTGCTTGAGGCTGGGTTCCACTACCGGCACTTTCCAGTGCGGGGTGGCTACTGCGATAGGCGTCGTAGTCGCGCAGGCGCTGAGCATCAGACTCATGCTGAGCAGCGCTAGCTTTGTCGTTTTCATCTGCTTTCTCCGTGATTGCCGCCACGGTCGTGGCGTAGTTAGCTGCGGTTTCGGCGACTTGCTTCGTCGCGGCGTCGGTCAGGGTCTTACTGGACGCCTGCAACGCAGCGATCTCGTGCGCGGCGCCTTTCGCCTCGATGTGCTTGTATTCATACACGCCGAACAGTAGTAGGGCTATGATAGCCCCGCCATAGAATAAATCTTTGCCGGGGATCAAAGCTAAAAGAGCGCCCATTTACTTCTCCGAAAAATTCTTTCCTGCGATCACGCCAGCGCTACCGAGCAGCACCTGCAGGATCCCGTTGGCAAACTCGTTGATGGCGAAGTGATCGTGGAGCAATCCCCACCCGGAGTACCCGAGATAGGAGAAAAACGCGATGATTGCCATCACCTTCGCGATACAGATGGCCTCGCCGTCAGGCTCGCTGAAGATGTCCTTGATCCACTTCCCGATCATTACGCATCCCCGAACCCAAACATGAGGTAGACGAGTGTGTCCCCGTTCGCCGCAGCACCTGCTACCGTACAAGAAGTAGAGGTAGAGGCCGTCTGCTTGAATGTCGGCAGGTAGGCCGTCTGCGAGGTGACATCAAATACGGTGCAGGTATAGCCCACAATGCCTGTCCCATCGCCGACTACGGCATCCGTCAGGGTGATGGTGCAGTTACCGCCGCCGCTCGAGGCGATGATCAACTCGCCGACATTGGTGCCGCCATGCTGGCCGACAGGCGTGGCGAGCGAGCAGCCACTGATGGTGACCGTCTGTGGCGCAGTGACGTTGTCAGTCCACTGACCGGGAAGTGCATTGACGCCAGTGGCTGGGTTGTAGCCGACATAATGGTTGTTGTTGGCCCAGGTAAGGCTCCCTACTGCAAGAAGACCACCGAGGATTCCGCCAAAGATACCCAGTAGAAATCGTTTCATTTTAGGCTCCGTAAACGGCGTACACCATATCCGCAACTTCGCGGGAGGGGCAGCCGGGTAGGCCAACGGAGTATCCAGCGGCAATCACGGCTTTCACCCAGAGGGCAACAGAAGGGTCTTGCCAGGCAATACTGGCGGCGGAGCCGGAGGTCACGAGTGCGCCGATGAGCGCATCCGCGGTGGAGTAGTCTACGCCGGGGCCGGGGGGGTGTGCATTTGTGGACATTCAAATCTCCTAACTGACGTTTTCGAGCTGTTTCAGGATCGCCTCGGCCCGCGTGGGAGTCTCGCGGTACCAGGAGGTTCCTCGGGCGTCGTCCGCTGCCTCTCGGAAACGGTGTTGTGCCACTAGTGTGTCAAAAGTCGTGAACTCGCGCAAGTCACCAAGTTGATACGACATCTCCACCAGGAGAGTTTGAACCAAGTCAGGCAGGGACGCAAATGTGGGAAACCGGATGGAAAGGGCCGCCAAATCGGACGCCAATTTACCCCGCAGGAGCCATCGCGCGCCGGCGCCCGAGAGCGAAACGGTGATGAGCTTATTGTCGAGGAGGTACTTCCAGTCCATCCCGGAGGGTGGATTGGTCTCGAGGCAGGTCCCCTCGCCGACGGTCCAGCGGCGCTTGGTATCGAGGTAGGGGGCCGCCTTGTAGCCTTCGTAGGCTGAGGTGTCCGTTGCCGCTTTGTCGAGGTCGGTCATGTTGAATAGCTCGTCTGAACCGTTGATCCGAAAAGAGTTTCCGGCAGTGGCGCGGGTGGGACCGCCGTTACGCCTGTGCGCTGCGGGATGATCACAACTGCGCTGCCTGCCGTGACGTGCGGCAGTGGCGTCGCGCCGCCAAGGACGGCAACGTAAGTAGTGCTCACTGGTACACCGCCATCACACTCAAACCCGCTGTGCCGAGCGGCCACGTTTGGGCACCGAAGAAGCCTTGCAGCGATATCATCGTGACGGCTTCAGTACCAACCAGTGTCGTACTCACGGTTGTTCCGTTGGCGATATCGGAGACCATAGCGACACCGATGAACGCGCTGTAGTTGAACGCAGGGTTGAAGTAAAACCCGTTGAAGATGAACACCGTGCTGCTTTCGAGCGTTGACGACAAACCGTAAATCTGCAACGCGGCTGTCGCGTTCTGTGGAATGGCCGGCCACTGGCACGAGTTCCCCACCGCGAGCGTCGGATACACAACGCTGTTCGCATAGTTCAACGTCTGCTGGTTGCCTTGATCATAATAGACAGTGCCATAACTTACTGCCGAAGACCCATGCATGTATAGCGACACTGACGTTGCGGTCGGAGCACCCGCCGAATTGTTCGAGCGGTGAATGTAGAACTGTAATAAGTAAGCGTTCGCGACTGCACCAAACTTCATTGCTACTAGACAGGTCGCTGTCGTCGCGTTGTAGCTATAATAGGACGGGTACGCAGTCACAAGGCTGACTGGCGCCGAGCCGATGCTGCACACCTGCGTCATCTTCGTAGTTCCTGCGACTCCCGCAATCGTGCCTGCACCGTTCGTGCCTTGACCTAACGTGATCCATATGCACGGGTCAGTGACGAGCGAGCCGCCACCCACGTCGATGCGGAAGATGACCGGGGCACGCGACGGTGATCTTTTCGCCTGCGAGGAATGCGCCCGAGACCATGACGATCGCGGACAAGTTGCCGCATATGCCGCCTGACTGGGAAACCGAAACGGTCGCGGTCGCGCTTGACGTCGCGCCGGTCGCTGTTTTTAGCGTATACGGGCCGCCTGTGTAGCCGGTGCCGCCGCTATTTAGCGCGGTCGTTGCAAGGTTCCCGCCCGCGAGCGCGTCGTTGAATGTGAAGCACATGTACAGTGCTTGCGGCCCTGTCGAAGCCGGTTGCGTCGCGTTCGTAGTCGCTGTCGCGCCGCTGCCAGTGAGTATTAATTGGCCGGTGTCGTTCGTCTGCGTCAGTCCGCAAGCAATAAGTTCTCCGAACAGTTCTCCGGTCCATGCTTGGATGCCTGCTGGTGAGCCGAGTGCGGCCTGGGTGATTACTGCGCTGGTTGATAGAGCCGTCATTAGTACATCCTCAAAATGACCTTCACAGACGTAAAGCCGGTGTTGGCGGTAAGTGTAAGTCGAAGCACATCGTTCTGTCCAAAAGCGGTTGTCCAGCCGGCGAGCGTCGTTGCGTATGCGGCTCCAATCTGCTTTGACAAGGCTGCGCACGTCACGTTTGCGCCGCCTGTGATATCCGCGGTGGGCGGCATTGTGATAGCGCCAGCTACGGCCGCGCCGCGCAGGATCGTCACGGTGCAGCTCCCAGTGCCTTGCGTGAGTACGTCCACTTCTCGGAGCGTGCAAGCGAACGGGATCAGTATGTCCTGCGGTACGGTGAGCGCTGTCTGCACGGCGCCCGATGACGAGTTCCATCCAGCCGACTCCATATTCTGGACGCCACCCGGCTGGAGCGCAGTGGCGCCGAGGCCGATATCGGTGACCTGCGTACCCGAGAGGTTGATCGTCGGGACTGTTGCTGTGCCCCCTACTGTGAGATTGGAGCTGGTAATAGACGTTACGGCACTTCCGGGCTGGAGCGCAGTGCCGCCGAGACCGATATCGGTGACCTGCGTGCCCGAGAGATTCACTGTTGGGACCGAGGATGTTCCTGCGATCGTGAGGGTCGTGCTGCCGATACTAGTTACCGTGCCGCCCGATGTGGTCTGCGCATACCAGCCGAGCGTACCCGAGGCGTTCGTGCCATAGAACATGTCGCTGCCGGGGTCCGCACTGTCATTCACCAGGCTAACATCCGCGCCGCTAATATGGACAGAGTCGATGCCAATGTAGGCGAGATCCATGGGTTGCGAATACCAGCCGAGCGTACCTGACGCGTTGGTGCCGTAGTACATGTCGCTGCCGGGGTCCGCACTGTCATTCACCAAACTGATCTGCGTCCCGCTGACGTCGATCGAGTCGATGCCGGTATAGAACGCGCCCTCGGACACTGAATACCAGCCGAGCGTACCCGAGGCGTTCGTGCCATAGAACTTGTTGTCACCCGGGTCCGCGCTGTCGTTCACCAGGGTGAGGTTACCCGCAGTGACGACGAGTGAATCACTCGCGGTGAGTGAGGTGCCCTCCGCCGGGATGTACTGCAGTTGGTCAGTGTTGATGAGCTTGCATATGCCGAGCCCAATCATATCCGATACGCGTATCCATCCATTCTGATAGTCGCGCGAGTTGCGCAGACCGACGTCCAGGATCTGGTTGATGGACTGAACGTTGCCCGCGAGCTGCTGGACGGTCTGACCGACTGTTCCGATGTCCTGGTAGCCGCGACCTCCCGTCAGTGTTATGACACCCATTACACCGCCACGAGTTCTTTGCCGGTCTCCGCCACCATGACGTTGTACATGTTGGTGTTGCCGAAGAACTCAAACTGCCAGAGGTCATGCTTGAAGCCAGAGGGGAGCCGGTGAATCTTATCGTCGGAGATGTTCTGGTCAGAGACGATGATGCCGTTGCAGTAGACGCGCATGCGGATGCTGAGGCCTTGGTTATTGAGGATCGCGAGCGGGTAGAGCGGGCTGCCGCCGAGCGGGAGCCGGTTCTCCGGAAGCGTGTTCCCGGGGACGAGCCCAATATTGTATGGTGACTGGCCGCCGAGCATATTCGCCCCGAGGCAATTCAGCTGGCCCCCGCCGCCATTGATCGGGCCCGGGTCGGTGATGTTGCGGGCGAGATCGTAGGGGCCATAGGTTGCGGTAACCGCACTGGTTACGTTCGTCGAACCGAAGTCGGCCTTGATCTTGAATGCGCCGAAATTCAGGAACTTCGGGAGCTGCACAACCTTGGAGAGCCAGTGCCAGTTCAGGCGCTGCGCGCCGACCGGGTCCCACTGGAATGCGACATTGTTGCTGACGAAGTAGGGGTTACCCGTATAGCGATCCGTCTCGACCGCGGTGACCTGGGAGAAGGCGGTGATGGTCGCCATCTCCGCGTTGCTCTCCGTCGGGTTGATCTGCACGCCATTGAGCGGCGAACTCCACGCGATGTACTGGAGCCCTAATTGCGCAGCGATCAGGGTCGTCGGACTGAACGTCGCCCATTCCTCCTTAGTCAGAATAGGCTGCGTTATGGTAATCAAACCACTGACATTGAACATCGCAAGGCCGTCCACCGTCGGGAAATAGACTCCGCTGACCGTTGAGACAATGCCCCTTCGCGAAAGACAAGGCGTAACACCATCCAGTTTCTGGAGTGTGAACGCAGCGGGAGTCGAGCCGGAACCGAGGTACAGGGCTGATGTCGTGCATATGATTGCCGTTTGTGACCAGATGGCGATTCCAACTATCTCGAACTCTGTCGAGAGCGTGTAAGTTGGATTCCACGCCCAGGGGAGATATGGCTCCGTCATGTAGAGCTGCCGCGTTGGACCATCGAAGCCGAGCAGGAAGCCGCCGGGCATCAGTGCGGCGCCCTCAATCCCCGCAATGGGCGGAAAATTGTCCACGAAAATGAGCGTATTATTCAGCGCGACATTAATATTTAGGGACGTGTCCGAATAGGTCCCGCTGTCGGCGATCCATGTAGCAATGGGAACCTGCGCCACAAAAAAGAAGGCAGGGTTCGAGGAATTCGGCACCGTGCGATAGATATTCACGTACGCAATATTTACTTGCGAGCCCCCAATCCAAGTCGTCGAACCACCGGCCAGGTTCCAACTCGTCGCATTCGAGAACTCCGCTGCTGTCACTGGGTTTGATGGCGGACCCTCCTCATTGTAGGCGGTGACGAACGTGTACACATACGAGCGAATCTCCTCGACACCGCTGCCGCCGGTTGCAGTGAGCGTCAGACCTGAGCCACCACCCGCCGCCGGTTGCGGAACTCCAAGAAGCCAGGGAGCATTCGCGCCGGTGTTTCCCGCGACGATGCGCGCGAGCGTGTTGTACATGGGCGCGAAGGAATCAGAGAAAAAATAATATCGGTTGAACTCATCGTTGAGGACCGGGGATCGGATGATATCGGTATTGGGGGATTCGAAGGCCAGCCATGCATCCGCGGTCCCACCGACAGACTGGGTAACCGATAGAGGGATACGGTACGCGCGGCCGACGGGAAAGCCGAAACCCGAGAGATCCTGATAGATCGACGGGACATGGTATCCACGCAGCTCGCCCTCAAGCAACTTGGTGTTCTCAGCGGTCACGGCCGAGCTGTTCGGCAGCAAGCGCGCCGAGACACGAGGCCGGATTCCACCGAAATTTTCCAGCTTGAAGGCTGTCACGTTTAGGTCCCGCAGAACATTATGAAATATAAAGCGTAGAACGGTCCGAGCTCCAACACGTGCGTGTGATCCGGGAGAGCCATCGCAGTGGGCGCGAATGCGCTACCCACGCCAGTGGGGGTACCGGCGAAAGAAGTGCGGCCACCGCCCGGCATTCCGCCACCTGAGAAGTAGAAAGAGGGCGAAGGAAATCCCGGAACACCGATCTGGCCGCTGCCGCCAGCGAAGTAGTCGAACGGGTGCGCGTGCGCTGGAAGCTCGGCCGTCGTCAGTGTGTATGGATTGAGGGTTGGTATGAGCGTCGGTGACTCGACGCCCGTCGTAACGGCAATGTCGCCATTCGCACCGAGGGCATACGTCAGGCCCGCTCCGACAACGAACGAACCGCGCAGGTCGGGCGTGAGATTACCATTATAAGAACCGCCGTCACAGACGAACCAGCCTGCGGGCAGGTCGACCGGAGAGGCGTTCCACATCATGATCATACCAACCGTGAAAGCATTCGACGGATCACCCAAACACACGATCGGGAGTCCGCCCGCCTGAGCGCGCGAGAGGCCATCCGTCGGGACGGTGATCTGGTTAGTCGTACCTCCGGTTACACCGCGGAGGGGGGTATTCACGATCTCAACGGCACTCTCGATACTGATGCCAGTGCTGAGTACGCCATTAGTGACAGTCTGCCCACCCAAGTTCATCGGGCCCGTCAGGACATCACCATCCTTTTCGTAGAGACCCGCCTGTTGCAGTGCAGTGAGTCGGATCTCCACGCGCGCGAGGTCCGCGGTGAACGAGGATGCGATGCTGCCCTCCTGGCCGCGGCCGCCGGCGGGGAACTGCGCCGAGACGGGGGCTACGGTGAGGAGGTCGGCCGAGCGACTGGTGATAGCCACGTACTCGGTGTTGCCGCTCGTGTCCTGGATCGCCACGATGAAATATTCCGTGCCGCTGGGGCTCGGAAACAACGCGCCGAAGCCGGTCGCGACCTGGATCGTAGTCGCAGTTGCGTTGATCGATCCGGCGAGGACCGCGCTTGCGTCGTTGGTGTATTGTCGATTACCCATCTAATTTCTCCGGTTCATGGGAACATATCTTCCACAAGGAAATTGATACTGAAAATTTCTTCCAGTGTCTCTGTCTGGATGTTGGTCGTGGTGGTGAACTGAACGGTGTACTCGATGCCGTTCTGACCGCCGGAGGCCGTGTAGCCAAATATCAGCTGCGTCACCGGATCGATGACCACGTCGGTGATTACGAGCGGTGTGACGAGCGGGTTCGTCTGCGCCTGCGGGATGCCCTGGGCATTGATGCCGCTGACGGTCACGGTCTGGAGGAGCTCGCCGGGGACGACGAACTGCGTGAAGTCGACGCCGCGCTGGCGCACGTCGGTCGGCTCCTGTTTGTAACGGTTGATGATCAAGTTCGTTGCTCCTTCCAGAAAGGGCGTGCGCCCCGGCATGTAAGTGAATTCTACCAGGTTGAGCTGGCCACCGAAGTAACCACCGTAGATGACCTCATCGAAAATGCAATTCGGGAAGCCGACCACGGCCGCGGCAAAGGTCAGTGAGAGAATGTTCGACCCCGGCGAGACCAGCAATGCATTCACGGGGTCATAGGCAAAGACCTCGTAGGTGTAGGTGCCGAGCGTCGCAACCGAGTCGGTGTAGGTCAGGACCGCTCCCACAGTGGCGAGGAGGGCACCATTCCGATAGATCCGGTAGCCCGAAGCGGGGGTAGCACCCCCGACAAGAATGGACTGCGTCCAGTTCAGCACGCTGACGAGCGGGTGGGTTGGGTCGGGAAAGCTGCCGGAAAGGACCGGCGCACTGTACGTGTCGTACTCGAGCGTAATGGTGTTCGACTCAGCCGATTCGTCCGCGCTGCCGCTCCAGGCCGCCACGTTGTAGGTGTAGATGCCGGGGGCCGGCACGGTATCGGTATAAGTCAGCACCTGCCCGGTGGTGGTGAGCGATGCGCCATTACGGTATATATGGTAGGCCGTTGCGTCAACCACGCCACCGCCGGGGGAAAGAGGGCCCGTCGGAGTATAGGGCCCCGAGTAGAGCGCCGCGGTCGAGATGCGGATGTTCGACAGGTACACGCTGGCCGGAGTGCCGGGATGCTGACCGAAAATCCATGATGTATCTGTCATGGCGACGCGAGAGACGATATTTCCCGGCGATCCACTCGCGACGCCATTTATCCAAACCTGCAACACGTTGGAGGTACACGTGAACGCGAATGACACCCACGTAGCGTTTGGGACAGAGTTTACTGCGGACTGAGCCGACGAGCCCGAAATAGTGCAGATCAACTTATAGCCGCCCGTGATCTGGTTGCACAGAATCTCGGCCTCATAGTTGTTCGTCCCTATGAGGTTGCCTTCGGCACCTACCATGCTCGCAGGCATGTAGAGCCAGCCTTCTATCGTGAAGTCTCCCGTGCTCAAGTCGAGCGGGCCGGCGCCCACAAGCGGAACGCTAACGTACTGGTTGCCGGCGCCGCTCGTGAAATCACCGCTTGTCGTCTCGAAACTCGGTGCCTCAGTGTTTGACTGCGTCGCCGCGTTGTGGTTCGTCACCACAAACGCATTCTGGCTCGAGTCCACGAATGTCTGAGACGTGTTCGCGCCGGCCATCAGGAGCAGTAACTGCACCGCGTTGGGGGCCGACGGGAATGGGCCCACCGCCGGGGTGTAATTCGTGGTGTAGAGCGCCGAGTTGGAAATGCGGATCTCGTCCAGATTGAATGCTCCAGCGTAGGATGTCCCGCTCCCGTAACCGAACCGCAAGCCACCTTGGGTGCCTTTAAGCGGCTTAGTCGCAGTGACGGGAATTCCGCCGATGCCATTGATGTAGAAGGTATAGACGCCACTAGCTCGAACCACCGCGCACTGATACCAGACGCCCTGAGTGAAAATTCCAACAGTCGGTGAAGTGACAGTTAGCTGGGAGTTGTCGTTGTAGTACTGAAGGAATTGCAGTGCGCCCGCGCCGCTACTAATGTCCCACGCAAAAGCAGTGGGAGTGGGTATCGGAGCATCCCCCATGATGTCGCCGCCCTGACTAGAACCGACATTATACCGAATCGAAAACTCAAGGGTGAAGTCGACTCCAGCATTTAGGTCCAGGGGGCCGTCGGCGACGACCGGGCACGACAAATAACCTACGTTAGCGGCATCGGTGGCCGCAATAAACAAAGATCCCGTACCGAACTCCGGATTGGAGGTACTGACGGTGACGCCACTCGCCGTCATCACGTTACCGCTACCCGAAGAATCCGGGAAACTCGTCGAGCCATTCGCTCCGTCGCAATGAAGTAGGAGCGCGGCGCTCACTGACACGCTACCAGTCGACTGGGTCCAGTCGAGGACTCCTTGGAGCGGCTGCGTGGCGGGCGCGGGAATTGAGCCGGAGAGTGTCGGTATCGAGTACGACATCTTTACAGCCTAGCCCAACCGCCATAGGTCAGGTTCGCATAGATGAAATACTGCAGGCCAGTGAGAACCTGCGGCATACCGGGGATGTCCGGCGTGTCGAGGAACAGAATCAATCTCGACGTCGAGGGGTTCCCGGTGTCCTCATAGAACAAGATGTATCCCGCGATGCCCGCACCGACCACGCCAAAGCTCGATGTGTCGCCATCGAGGAGTCCGTTGACCCCTGTCTTACCGGCGATGTAGGCCGTCGTCGCCAGGATCGCAGCGGCGGGGATCCCCGACAGATACGATTGCGTGAAGTCGGGCGTGTAGGCTGACGCGAGGATCGCGGCACGCACATTGGTGGTCGCCCAATTGAGCGTCGCCTGCGCGAAGCCCTGCCGTGCGAGCGGGTAGATCTGCGATCGAGAGGCCATTACCGCACTCCTCCGCTGAAGTTGCCATTGCGGCCGTTGCCGAAGTAGGGAAAATGCCAAGAGGCACCACCAGCGAAGCCCTTCTTTGCCTTCCCCGCGTAGACGCCGATGTCCTTGCGGAAGCGGGTCTCGAAGTAGGCGGCGAGCGTCGGGTTCGAGTACGGCTTGGCCGGCTGGTTCAAAAGACGATATAGCACGCCATTGAGGATGGCTTCATAGAAATCCGTCACGCAGATTTTCGGCACCTGGGTGACACTCATCTTCGGGCGTAACGCACAGTTGACTACGAGGTTCTGTGGCACGCTGGTGATGTTCGGGATCGGGTAGACCGCAACGATGTCCGGCCGCGGTAGCCAATACCCTCCAGGGGTATCCGAGAACGGTTGGCCATTCTGTGAAGGCGGCGGGGCTGCAGTTAACGGCTGAATGGGAGCTCCGTTGACAGCGGCCCAAATTACACCGACCACGTCGGTCGTCGAGTTGAAGGGGGAGAGCATGTAGGTCTGCTGATTGGTCACGAGCGTGATGGGACCAATCTCCGCGCGCCACGCCCAGGACTGTTCGAAGAACTCGCGGATAGCGAGGATGAGCTGCCGCTTGAAAACGCTGCGGTGGACGCCAGGGCACCACGGAGTGACGTCCTGCAGCCAGATGTTGATGTTGGCCTGTCCCTCGGCGCCGGAGGCTACAACGTCGGCGTAGTTGCTCATAGCGAGGTCACCTGTCCCTTAAAGTAGGTGCGGAAAGCGGTCGAGCGGCTGTCATCGCTGAACTCGTCGTCGATCGCCTCGACGGTGCCAATTACCCAGTTCACGAGCGGATCGTAGAACATCATGGGCAACTCGAACGTGGTGGTCCAGGTGATGGCTGGGAGCGGGACCGGGGGGAGTGGCGGCACCGGTGGCGGGACCGTCGGGATCGCAATATAGGGGACGTCGAAGTCCGACGTGGTTGGATCCCAGAAATCATAGAAGGCATCGGGCCGAAGACGGTAAAGCTCCTGCAGGCCGCGATTGAAGATATTGAGGAGCGTCTGATCTGGGTACCGCTGGAGGGTGGGGTCAGTGCTCGTATCCTGGAGAATCTCGCGAGCTTCGGCCAGGAGGTCCTGGTAGGTAAGAATCGTGCTCACGTTGCTCTCCGGTGTGGATGCCCCTCTGGCGCAATGGGCCAGAGGGGACTTGTCACATCACTCTTACGCGTTCAGACCGTTGATGGCCCAGGCGCGACCCATCGCAACCGCAGTGACGACCTTGAAGCCGTACACCTGCAAGCCACGAACCAGGTTGGAGAACGAACGCTCCGAGCGGATCGTTTCCATCTTGGTGAACTGGGCAGCGAACGTCAGCGCCGCGGGGACGCCGAAGAAGATCGAGTACGCGGTACCGCTCGTGTCGCCCGTGGGCAACAGGTTGCTGTAGTACAGCGTGAAACGATCGATCTCACCCAGCCGGCCATTCCGGAGGATCGAGGTCATGTCGCCGGCGATCGACGCATTCCGCAAGTCGGACTGCTTGATCAACGACGCCATCCACGACGGAATCACCATCCAACGACCCGACTCCGGGATGTTGGCTTCGTCCAGAACCTGACCCGCTTGGGTGATGAAGTTCAGAACGTAGGTGTTGGCAGTCGCGGGGTTGCTCGAAACCGTGATCGGCGCGGCAGTCGTGCCGAGGTTGATCGCGGCGGTGATCGCACCGGCAGTCGCTCCGTAGTTCGTGCTGGCAATGTCGGTCGTGGTGCTGAGGTAGCTCAACACGCTCGTGTCGACGGCGATCTTCATCTGCTCTGCGGCATCCTGCGCCCAGATGTTCATGAGATCGATGTCCGACTGCACTTCCATCACGTCGTCGAGAGCGACGTTGAAGTACTTGCCGTTGTTGATCTGCAGAACGACCAGGTTGCTGGACGGACGCTGAACCGAAAGGTCTTGGTCGACCTGGTAGTCAGAAATCACGATCGTCGGACGCGTGCGGATGTTGACCGTGTCGCCGAAGTTCTTGATCTCACCCTCATAGTCGGTGTTCGAAATCGCGGCCAGCACAGTTGCGGCGTAGAACTTCTCGACCAACTTTCCCGACCAAATCTGCGGGATAAAAATACCGCTATAGGCCGGGTTCGGGTTTTGGCCAACCCAAGGGGCGGCTGAAACCGGATATACAGTGCTCATTTTAGGAAACTCCTATCACAAAAATCTTGTTACGGACGTAACCGGCCCTGCTTCTGCGCGTTGAAGATGTCTCGTTCGATCGCCTGCTTGTCGGCCTCTCGGCCTCGGTAAGCGCCCTTTCGAACATCCTCGTAAAACGTCGCGATCTCAGACCGGGTGTAGACCCGTTGTTGACCAGACTCGTTAGGAGTGCCTGCCGCTTGCGGACCACCGACTCCGGTGCCCGGCGCTGCCAGGGATGCGAGGCTCACATTCGGTGTAGCGGCAGGATTTGTGCCCTGCGCTGCCGGCTGCGGCTGCTGCCCACTGGGAGCTACGGCTGCGTGTTCTTTCGTAAAGCCTGTAAAGAATGCTGCGACTCGGGTGACGTCGCCGCTTCCGTACGCTTGAGCCAGCATAGCACCGCGTTTGGCCCCTGCATAGGGGTCTTGCGCGTCAAGCCATGCGTGGAATTCTGGCGAGTTGTTCACACTCTCCCAACCCTCCGCCAAATCGTCGAGGCCGTTGCACATCCTTTCATGGGCAACTTCCGAAGCCGTCCGAGCCTGGTTTTCCGCGTTTTGCTGAACGGCCGGAGCTAGGTTCTGGACGGTCTGCGCGACGGGGCGGAACCGTTCTTCGAGGGAGTGAACTTGGGGAGCGACCACTTCTTGGGCGGCGCGCTTCACAAAATCGTAGAGGTCAGCGCCGAATTCCGTCACCTCTTTAGGTGTTACGAGACTCGGTGCGGGAGCGGGCTGGCCAAGCCGAGGCGCTTGCGCCTGCTGACCGAGGCCCGCGAGAAGTGCCTGCGTTGATGCCAGCTGATTCTGCATCGCTTGGAGCTGGAAACCCTGCTCCTTGAGCTGCTGCTGGTAGCGCGGCACTTCGGCGTTGTACTTGCCCTGCAGGACCTTGTAGCGCTGCTCCGCGGCAGGATCTTCCTGTGGCGCGGGAGCCGGCGCTGCGGGCGCGGGGGCCGCGGCGGCCTGGGGCTGGAACCCAGGGGTACCTAGTCCTGGCACGCCGGGACCGGCGGGCTGGGGCTGGAAACCTTTGGGCATTGGGGGTTGCGCTTGCGCGACGGGCGGGAGTTGAATGCTGCTTGCCTGAGCATTCATATCCTCGAAAGTCATCGTGCCGGCTCTCGCCTTGGCGGCGAGTTGATTAGCTAATTCCGCCTGTTGGCGAACTCGATCTGGTAGAGCGGACATGGCCGTCTTCTCCTTGGTTGTGTGATTGTGATGCTTCTACTTTCGACAGGAAACTATCAGCTTGGCCGACAGCCGCGAGGATGCTCTGCGCTTCCTCTGCTTTGCCTTGCAACGGCCCGATAGCGTCACCTCGGGCCTTCACAAGATTCAGCATGGCTTCGATGCCGTCTTGATTGATTCCTTCCAAAAATCTCTGGAACGCAGGGTAAGGTCTTAGCTTACATATTGCGTCCGCCAGGTCAACGGTGAGCTTCACTTCGTGAAACCACCCTTGTTGCCCGAGAACACCTTGTTGCCGCGACCAGCAATATACTTGCCGCCTTCGCCGCCGCCAGTGCCCTTGGACAAATCGATCGGACGATCCTTATTGCCCTTGGTGTCACCCAAGAACGGACCGCTCGCGCTGAACGGATGGCTCTCGCCCTTTCCGCCCGGTGAACTGCCAGTCAAGTCAATGTTCCGATCGGCATTGCCGGCGCCCGGACCATAGAACTTGCTCTTGCCCGGACTCGCCGCGTGGGTGTCCGTTTCCTGCTTCGGAGGAGACTTCAGGTTTTCACCCTTGTCTTTTTCCCTCTCGGCGCCAACTACTGCATCTTTCGCCATTTCGCTCTCCTAGTTAAACGATCTTCTTACCGCCCTTCGCTTTCTCGGGCCGATCGTTCTCGGTCGAGGACTTCAGGCCCAAATCGGACATCAACTGATCTGCATCCTCAGCGCCATTCTTGGACTTGTCGCTGTGGATCTTCTTCGCTATGGACGAAGTACGGCCATAACCCATCTGATTCTTCAGCTTGTCTTCCCAGGTCGGCTCCGGATCGCCGCCGGTAAATTCGTTGACGAGCTTCTTCGCGCCGGTATGTTTCTTGATCATTCCATGCTCCTTTCTTTGGCGTCCATGGCGGCTTTTCTAGCCGCTCCACCAACACCTTCGTAGGGTTCTTCCGTGTTACCAGACGCGACCGGGTTAGGCTTAGTCATCTTGTCCCACGCATCGGAAGCGGTCTGTCCGACCGCATTGCCATAGTCCGAGAGAGTGCCGCGGACCCCGCCCCCCATGATATCGGGCTTCGTATCGCCACCGTCGGCATACTTCGCGCCGCCGTTGCAGAAATTCATGCCATCCATGCCGCCCTGGCCCTCCTGGGGAGCCTGGGTACCATCGCCGCCGGCGCCCGGCATCTGCTGCGGAGGCTGTCCCTGGGAGGCCGTCGTTGGTGCACCCTGCGGGTGGAAGTTGTGCTTCGAACCGGTCACGACTTTATGTCCGGGACTAAAACTATGTTTCTTCAGCATTTCAAGCTCCTGGGTTCATTCCCGGCCGCCGCGCAAACGGCTGCTGGGTTCCATTCAACTGCGCCGTCGTCAGGCTGCCCTTCGGATGCGGCTTCTGGCCTGCGTACAGGCCGCCATGCGACATTCCACTCAAACCGCGCCGCGGCGGTATCGCTGCGCCGGGCGACTGGTTCTGCTGCGGCGACTGCGGCGGCATGGCCGAAGCCGTGTGCTGCCCCGGCGTTCCGGGCAGTGGCACATCCAGCTGCGCCTGCGCCGCGTACAAATTCGCGTGCTCCTGCGCCTCGAGCGTCCGGGCCTGCGCCTGGCTCGCCATCTGTTGCTCGTGAGCCTGCTGCTCGCGCTGCTGTTCCTGCTGCTGCTGCGCCTGGGCGGCTTCCATCGAGGCGTCGTCGGGGACGATGTTGTCCCAGTCGAGACCGATCGAGTTCGCCACTGCTCCCAACACTTTCGCGCGACCCGCAACACCGACGATGCCCAAATCTGTCGGATTGGCCGTCATGTTCAGGAACTCGAGTTGCCTCGTGCGATCCTGCTCGCGTTTCACTGCGTAAACAACGCCCTTCACAACAACCGATTCATCGCCGCGGAATACTCCCGGCATGGTCAGCATAATCGTCTCGTAGAGGTGCTTCAGCATTGGCTCGAAGATGTCGCGATCGATCGAAGCAGCTACGTTTTGCAGCGTCTTCGCAGCGTTCGACATGAGCATCGACAAACCAGATGCGGTGCGGCCCGCGCCGCCACCCTGCGACCCACCGGTCATATACCGCGGTATCGCCGACACATCATCGGCCATTAAGTTCAGGTTTGCAATAAGTCCTTGGATCTCAGTGGCCCGCGAATCGGGCTGATAGAACATGATCGGCTGCATGCCGCTCGACGCCATCATCGGGTCGTAGCTGACGTGCCACCGCTTCCAGGGATACATGCTGTCGTCTTCTCCGGGTGCCAGGACAGCATCATTGATGACCACCTGGGGGCCGGAGGCAATACCCATATTGTTGACGAGGGAACGATAAGATGCGTTGGCGACAGTCTGTATGTCCTCGAGCAAGTCGGGAAGTCCGTAGCCATACATAGTTCCTGGGATTTTCTCGAACTGGGAGACATAATACGGAGCCCGCTGAGAGGGCGTCGGATCCAGTTGGGTCTTGATGACAAATCGGTCGATAAGCCATGCCGTGACCCGATATTCCTGTTCGGGATCAGGTACTTGCGCGGGATCCATACCCCATTCGATCAGTGTCTTTCCCGACACAGATCCGTGGTACTCGGCGGTGTCGATGAGGCTGGAGGACGTTCGGGGCCATGCTTCCCGGTTTTCGAGAAGCGCTCTCTCAACGTCAACCACGTCCCACCACTCGCGGAAGCCCCGGTCATGAAAGCGATCCAAGCACTGGCTGATGGCATCATCGTTGTAGCCCGGTAAACCCTTGCACGCCAGGAGGTCCGCGCGAGTGAGCCGCAGGCGCTCGACAAACTCGGCCTCGTGCACGTTGTGGGCGGTCGGCGTCCAGTATAGATCAAACGGCGAAACGCGGCTCCAAAACATCTTGGGGACCTGTTTGCGCACCGGGGAGCCATTCACCCACTTGACCTGCGAGCACATCCGCACTGTCGGACCCTTGATGGCCGCGAAGGGGAAAATCGGTAAATCGATCAAAAACTCGGCGAAGGCCTCGTAGAAATTGCCGACCGTGAGCAGCTCGTCGAGCTCCTCGGCGGCAGCCTTTGCTTCCTTGACGGCGTTCTTTTTTGCCGCTTTCTTTGCCGCTTCTCGGAGCTGGTTGACCCGCTCCTCAATCTGGTCCTGAGTCGGCATCTGCGGCATCTGGCCCGGCATGCCGGCGCCCATGGTTTCTGGTGACAGCGGGCCCGACCAGGGGACCCCGGGCTGCGGCTGCGGCGTGCCCTGCGGGACGGGCGGGGGCTGCGGCGGAGGGGGCGGATTCGGTAACTGGGCGCCTATTTGGGCGTTTTGGAGCTGCACAGCCTGCTGCTGGGCCTGCGCGAGCATACCGGGGCCCTGCTGGGTGCCGCTGGCGGCCTGCGCCTGCTCGGCGGCCATGCCGGTCTCGTTGGTCTGTTGGTCGAGGCCTATGACCTTGTTGGCCTGCGCGGTCTGCTGGGCCTGCTGCATTGCGAGCTGCTGCTGTTGCTGCATCATCTGCGCCTGCATCTGCATTTGCTGCAGCTGCTTCTGGCACATAGCAATCTCGGCAGCGACTAATCCCTGGATCGCCTGCTCAATATCCTCTGGCACTTCAGGTGTTGGAGTAGGCGAAATATCCCAGGGCCGCTCTGAGCCGAGGTAGATATCGCGCAGGAGAGAAGTTGCGCCGCGGCATTTGCCGGGGACGATTCGGGCGAAGACGTCGGACCCGCCGAATGCCTTGATATCGCGCAATCGGGCGGGATCGTATTGACCTTTGTAAGTACGGAGTGCATCGATCAGCCTCTGGCCAATGCCCATCATATTACGGAAGTTCCGCATCTCATACATACGATAGCGGACGTGTTTGGCGATCTCGAGCACGCTCGGATCATTCTGCCAGTCGGGGTTCTGCGAAGGTTGATTCGCCAGGGTTTGCTGCTCCTCGCGCGCGGCGACCTGGTCGGGCGACAGCATGCGCGTCATTGCATGGCCGGGGACCGACGGAACCTGCTGCGGGAGACCACTCTGGGGGTTCTGGTTCGGCTGTCCCGAACCGCCGCGCGGCATGACCGGTTGATTCCGGATGTCCGCCATGCCCTGACGCGCCATCGGGTTTACAAGCCGTTGGTTATTGGTCGAGTTTGTGACAGCTACCATGTGCGCCTTGTGGAGATGCGTGTTACCAGCTACGCTATCCTGACTGATCATGTTAGGAAACGCAAATGTCTGATGAGGCTGGCAGTGCCAATACCTCGGTAACAGTGCCCGGTACGGGAACCTCCATTGAACTGGGTGACTTGAAGGCGTCCATTGCGGCCGAGCTCGCAGCCGAGCTCTGTGGCCCGGAGGATATCCGTAAGCGCTATGGACTGACCGTGGCCCAGTGGAACCTCCTCAAGACCAATTCCGTGTTTCGCGCGATGCTCAAGGACGCCCTGGTGACCTGGCGCGGATCGCTCGCCGCCGGTGCGCGCATCACGAAGAAGGCTGAGATCATGCTCGAGGATACGATGCCCGAGCTCTATGGCCTCGCCCGGAATGTCACCGTTCCCAGTGGTGAGCGCATCAAGGCCATCCAGACTTTGGCCGATCTCGCTGGTCGATCTGCTAAGACCCAGGCGCCCACGGGCGCGGCCGCGCAGGGATTCACCCTGAATATCCAATTCTCCGACAACAAGTCCAACGTCACGATCGACGGGAAGGCAACACCCAGTGAGTGATAAAACCTCGGCCACCTACGTTGTCCCCCCGACGGTTGAGAAGTTCATGAAGGACGACGCTTCCGCGGTGCGCCTGATCATGGGGCCGTGGGGATCCGGCAAGACGACGGGCTGCATCATGGAACTCGTGCGGCGCGCGACCGAGGAGTATCCGGACCCGCAGGGGACCCGCAAAACCCGCTTCGTAGTCGTTCGTAACACATCTTCCCAGCTCCGCCAGACGGTCCTCGAGGACATCAAGAAGTGGCTCACGCCTGCGATGACCTACAAAGTCACGGACTCGACAGTGCAGCTGCGCTTCGGCCTCCCCGATGGCACGAGAGTTGAGAGTGATTGGCTGCTGATCCCGCTCGACACTCAGGCCGACATTGAGCGATTGCTGTCTCTCAACATCACGGGTGGATGGATTTCAGAGTTCCGCCAAATCCCCATCCCGATCGTCGAAGCGCTGTACGGACGTTGCGGCCGCTTCCAGCCCCTCGGCGTTGCGAAAAATAAATGGTACGGCGTGATCGCCGAGTCGAACCCGCCCGACGAAGACTCCGACTGGTATATCCGCATGGAGCTCGAACTGCCGGCAAACTGGAAAGTCTACAAGCAGCCGGGCGGCCTTGATCCCGGCGCAGAAAATATCCCGAACCTACGCGACAACTACTACGCCGATCTGCGGACGTCGAACACCAAAGATTGGTCCGACGTGCACATCGACGCGAAGTATGGTAAGTCCCTTTCAGGGCAGGCTGTGTTTCGCTCGTCGTTTCGCCCGGAGTTCCATGTATCGCAGAGCCGCCTTATACCGGTGTCTGGGTACCCCCTTATGCTCGGCCAGGATTTCGGCCGCACGCCGGCGAGCCTCATCACCCAGGTGGATGTCCGGGGACGCCTTCTCATACTTGGCGAGCAGACGTCGACCGATATGGGTGTTGAACAGTTCCTTCAGACGCTTCTGAAACCGACTCTGGCCCGGAATTTCCCAGGCTATCCGGTCTTTATCATAGGGGATCCAGCGGGCCGTCAGAAGGGACAAGTCGGTGAGGAATCCCCGTTTGATGCGCTCAAGCGCCTCGGTTTCAGCTCCTATGCCGCCCCAACAAACGACATCGAACCACGGTTGCGCGCTGTTGAACAACTCTTTCTGCGCAACGTCGATGGTGGACCAGCCGTCCTCATTGACGGTATAGCATGTCCCCTTCTCGTACGCGCACTCAAGTTCGAGTACCGCTACCGTCGCAAACAGACGGGAGACCTCGACGATAAGCCGGAGAAGTCGCATCCCGCCTCGGACGTTGCGGACTGCCTTCAGTATGCAGCACTTGGCGCGACGGGAAACTACAGTGCCCGGGTTATGGCGGAAGGTAAACCGCGGGCGCGTCGTGCCGCGATGCCCGTGCGCGCGTGGACGTAGGCCTAAGCGCGGCAATCTTCCCACGGCTTCGGCTTTCCGTTTTTGAACCACACGCCGAGGTGCCCTAAATCATAGGCCCTATGGCCAGCGAGCACGAGCGAGTGAACGAGCGGCCGCGCGACCAAGCCCGTGCAGAGGATCACGATTTCATTTTCAGCCGCCACGATTTTCTCGTGTAAATTGTCATAGATCTCCCAGGAATTATTTGGCTTCGACAGGACGTCGCACACACTCTCGGGACTTCCTGGCGAATTGAGCATCATCTCGGGCGTGAGCGATCGGTCGGTGCCGCGGACCAACGTCACCTCTTTGTCAGCCCATAACTGCGTGACCGCGAGCCACCATTCCTCAGTGTGTAGCTGACGGTTGGAGTCGATGCGCGTAATGGCGGCGTTGCCGTAAACCCTATCGGGTAGCATCCCGATGATTCCTGCGTTCGCTTCGTAGTAGCAATGCCAGCGCTGGTTCGCAAGCTCGCCGGCGCCCGGCGGCGGGATGATTGCGTTCAGCACGTCGACCGCGGGATGTGATAAGGATTGCGCCAGCATCCATGCCAGCGCAGGGTCCCATTTCTGATATCTATCGCGCTGCCCGCGCATCACTCCGAAGTCGCCATCACCGTACCTGGCCAGTCCTCGATATTCGCCGGTACACATTGCCTGAAGCGTTTGGTGCGCGGTCAAAACCTTGGGGTAATGATTGGACGGGGGCAGGGGCTGGTTCATGATCAAGTGCTCCGCGTAAAGAATCTTCGGCCGTGCGGGCCGTGAAAAGTTCAAACCCTTCCTGCTCGAGCAATGCACGCGCGACAGGATCCTCGACCAGGCGCTTAACAGCGGCCGCCAATTCTTTGTACGGCGCCGCAACGACGCCCGGCAGGTAGTACGGATCGACGCGTGTGTCCGGATCGATCTGCGTCACGACCGCTTTATGCATCGCCATGGCAAGCCCAATCCGCACGACCTCCAGCACTTTCACCCTAGGATAGTAGTGCATGTTGAGCACTACCTTGCTGCGCCGGTAAACGTCGTCGCGCTTCTCTGCCTGGCAGTCCTGAGAGGCAAACACCTTCAGCCCCACCAGCTGCAGCTCGTTGATGATGACCTTGCGCTGCGGGCTCAGGGACCCCACGAACGCGACGTCATAGTCAAACGGCGGCGCGATCTCGGGCTCGGGCGGCGTGAACGCGGGGACATATCCGAATGGCACCAGGACCGCATTGATGTTGTACAGCGACTTCAAATATTTGATGTTGTCGGGATGGTATTCCCATACCACGCAGCGGCGCAGCAGCGACAGGTAGTGAGGACCGAACTGCGGCGAGCCGGCCTGCTCAAAGTTGTAGACGATTGATCCATCCGGGATGGTTGCGTAAGCCGCGACCGTGCCGATGTTGCCCCCAATGATGATCTGCCGCTCTGCGCCGAGTCGCGCGCGATCCTCAGGTGTTGGCCAGCCCACGTTCGGATTCGGCCGGTCCTCAGTAAAATATGCTTTGTAGCCCAGCTCGCGCAGGCCGTCGCGCGCCATCAGCGCGCACTCGTGTAGGGACCAGGGATACCCATGATCCCCGAACTTCAGCACGCGAACCCAGTACTTCGTGCCCGACCGGGCCGCCTGCACTATGCCCCACAGCGCCTCAGCTTCCGAGGTAGGCGTCGATTGCACGACGCAGGGTCTCCGAGATCGAGTAACCGCCAGCGGCCGCCAGCTTCTTGAGCCTAGCGTACTGCTGCTTCGTCAGTCGGACGTGGATCCGCTGGCCATTTTCAATCTTCTCGCTCATTTCTTTTTGCGGAAGTAAAGGCTGTAGAGGTGCCAGATCGTGAGCGCAGCAACTACGCAAGAGAGGAAGTAACTGCAGACACGCAGGAGCGCCTCGAGATTGGTGAACCACGGCGCGGCGGCAAGACTCACTGCTGTGAGTCCGCCAACCGTGCTCACGGGATCGTGCTGCTTCAGCATGTCTTTAGAATAGCTTGACGAGAATACTGAGCGCATCGGTCTTCACCGCCGTCAAACCCGCCAATCCAATCGTCACGAGATGCGGCCAATTCGTCTTGAGCCACGTAACCTGCTTGGTCCAGAACGCCGAGGCATTACCCTCGAGCGCGGTAATACGCGCCTTGAGCGCGACAAGATCGGCATCGACGGTCTGACCGAGGGACGGAGCAGCTACGGGTGCCGGTGGGACAACGACTGTTTCAACCATTTCAATTCTCCTGAGAAAAACTTAGTGAGCCTGGTCCAACGATGATCACAAAACCGTGAATGCCGTCGGCGGTGATGGAGGAAGCACCTGTACGAATGAAACCACGTTCGAGTCCGCAGATACCGCCGCACCCGATGCCTCGGTTGCAGCCGCGTAGTACGTGACATTGGGCACCGGCACGAAGCCGACGTCCGAGAACAGAACAGTGACGACACCCGCGACCGCCGCGGCCAGGTTTGCCGCCGGGACCGAATAACCCTGAACCGGAGGATTCACCGTGTCGACGAGCAGGTTGTACGACAGCGGTGTGCCGGCAGGAATCGCCGAGCCATCCGTATAGGTCGTTGATTCTGTGAACTGAAATTGCGTGGACATGTAAATCTCCTGGTTAAGTGTCAGCAGCTTAAGGTATGGGCGACTCTAGATCAAGCTCCAACTGATCCCACGGGGCCGGCCACAGCATCGACTGCTGCTGGCGCCTGCGAACCCGGCTGGCCCACTCCAATCGCTGCCATAGCGAGAGACTCAGCGTCAGGTCGGGCACGATCTCCGGCTCGTTGTTGCTTCGCTGTAAGACGTTCGATGGCCTTAAACTGGCAGATCTGGCGAGCTCGCGCAACGCTACCACGGACGCGTAGTCCCGACGATTTAAGGGCGCGGTAATACCCTTTGCCGCAGGTCCGCGGATTGTATTGGATCGTCCGATTGAAGTACTCATGCTCGACACCCTTATCGTCCATAAAAATCTTGCGGTGATTGTACACCAGCAAGGTCGACGGGATACCATCCTTGTTGATCATCGGGTCCGGCATGGCCGCTTCTTGCGCGCGGGCGAACCAGCGTAACTTCTTGGCCTGCTTGGCGTTCATAGCTTCGACGCCCCCGCGGAAATCTCCGACAGAAAGTCCGCCGCAAGCGCAACAATCTGCCGGTCGTGCTCTTGCGCGCAGGTGAATTTCAGGACCAGGTTCCCCGACTCCGGGTTGCGCGTATACCAGCACACCACCGCGGAAACCGCAGGCGGATTTTTTTGCATCAGCTGGTACGCGTCAAAAAGAATATCCGTCGGCTCCCAGAGCTTGGCATCGTTTGCCTGCTCGGCGCGCTTGTGACGCATATCCCAACCCTCGGGTTTCGGAACAACTTTCATCTCAACTCCTCAGACGACCCAACACTGCGGCCACCACATACTTTGAATATCAAACGGATTGATGCAGAGCGCGGGCGGGTCTATACCGTCTTTGCCGGAGGGCTCGAACCAGGGATCGACGGGCTTTGCGGGAGGCTCTGCTGCTTCCGGATATGTGCCTGGATTTGCTCCAGGAGCTCCGGTGGCAACTGGACGGTCCGCTGGGGCTGTGGCGATGCTATGGGCGACACACCACCCGGCGATGATGCCTGCGAGGATCCAGACGGCGGGGTGATCACGGTTGCGCATTCTCTCGTGATCGTAACCCCGAGCGTCAGTCCAAGCAAGCGGACCGCCGCCATATAGACATACCCGTCCGGAGCCATCACTTTGCGCCGCATCGCATTAATAAACCAAGTACGCGGGTAATTTGGCGAATTCTTCACCATCGTCGTCCACGGGGACGCCCAACCGCACATCAAGTCAATCGTAAACTTCATATCGAACTCCTTGAGAACTCTGGAAATAAACACCACTGACATATATTCGACCGCATGTACTGGTACGGCGGCGCGAGCACCAGCCGCCCGGGGCGGTACTTACTCGGCAGGTATTCCCGCTCGCGCTTTGCTACCCGCTCGAACTGGTGATACTCAAACTTAAAATTCATACCCACCCCGGCACCGGGGCCTCCGATTTACGGCCGCCAAATTCCTGCGGTATCGGCAGGATGGCGTACATCTGCGCGATGAAGTGGAACGAAATCTGATCCTGAACCCCGCATCGTTGGATATGCGACCACCACACATTATTCAATGACTCGATGTCTGGGTGTCGTTGTGCGCGCACGCTAGTGCAACAGCCGAAGTGCACCGGATTCACCGCCGCCCAGCCGGCGCGCAGCTCCTCGTTCACGTAATTCACGATCCTCTGCCGCTCCGCCAGGTACCGCCTCTGGAACATCGACTCCACCACCTCGTCCACCACGCCGCGCCCGTGCACGGGGAGCGCCGCAGGGATGGATTTTTCCACCAATTTCGCGATGATCCGCGGCAGCATCGCAAAGTCCAGCCCCGCGAGCTTGGCATCTCGATACACCAGGAACTCATACTCGCGCAGCACCTCATACTTGTGCGGGAGCACCTTCACGTGCTTGGCCTGCATGTTGGAGACGGCAGGATCCGAGGACACTTCCTCGTGCGTCTGCACCGCGTGCCACCCCACACTGGTCATCCGATGCGCGGCCACCGCATTGTTGGTGAAAAAATAATGCGGGTACACGGGGTTCACCCGACTCATGTTGACATTGGCGGTGATGAGCGCATCAGCGCCGTAGAAATTTGAGTACACCGCGATTTTCATCAGAATGCCGCCATCACGAGTGCGTCGGTAACTTTCCGCTCCGCGTCGATCCGGAACTGGAGGGCGTGCGACAGGAGCACCTTCTCCGCCTCCCGGTAAAACGCCGGCATGTCGGGCTCGACCTCGAACGGGAGCTCCGCGCGGGCATAAGAGCCGAGACAAATCATCGCAATCTCTGAGCCATGCACCTTGAAGAACTTGAAGTCGATGCCGACAGCGCGCAGGTGCTCCTGATTGATCTGCAGGGCCTTGTGTATCAGCGTCGAGTCGTGGAACGCGACGATCGAGTCGGGTTTCACCCGCTTGAGCGCGTGCACGAAGTCACGAAAACAAGCAACGTCGGTGTGCTCGCCGTCGATGAACACCAGATCGTATTGTACGCCGAGATGTGGACACTGATCGATCGGTCCGTCGAAATTTTGCAGCTTCGTGCAGTCGACGCCATTCTTGCCGAGCTCGTTGAGCATGCTCTGAAGGGGCATGCCCTTGAAGTCGTACTTGATGCCGCGCTCATCGGGGACGATCTGCTCGCGCAGGTCGACCGACAGAATGTGCATACACTTCGGGTCCCGCAGGAACGGAACCAAAGATCCACCCATGAACGAGCCGATCTCGAGGTAGCGGTATCCACTGGGCATCAGATCCCGCAGTTGCAGCAGCACAGCCTTGTCGGAGTCAGACGTCTGCGACAGGATCGGAAATTCAATCGCAAGTTTTGCTTTCACTTCATCACCTTCACGTAATATA